TGGTTCATCCCCATCTCAAGGCTCTTTAAATGTTGCTAGAGAAGGTCAAGAAGCTGGTTATGTAATTCCACCAACGCAGATAAACCCTTCACTTCTTAATCGTGCAATGGAAGGTACAGCAGGAAAATTAACAACTGCTCAAAATGCTAGTTTTAAGAATCAGATAGTAACCAATCGTCTTGCAAACAAATCTTTGGGATTGCCTGAAGATACAGTTATCACGCCTGAAGTTCTTGGCAACATCAGAACCAATGCTGGTAAAGCGTATGAAAACCTAGGAATTTCAGGAACAATCAAGACTAGCCCTAAGTTCAATCAAGCATTAGATGATATTCCTGTTTATAAGGATGCAATTAAAGCTGAAAAAGACTTTCCTACAGGCAAAAAGAATGAAATTGTTGAAGTAATTGATTCTTTAAGATCACCTCAGTTTGATGTAAGTTCTGCTGTATCCAAGATAAATGTATTGCGAGGAAACGCAGACAAGGCTTTTGCTTCAGGTGATAAAGGATTAGGTAAAGCCAATAAAGCTGCAAGTGAAGTTTTAGAAAACACTATTGAAAATTACTTAGCAAATACAAAACAAACAGATTTGCTTAACAACTTTAGAGATGCTAGACAATTAATTGCCAAAACATACTCTGTTGAAAAAGCGTTAAATCCTGCTAGTGGAACAATTGATGCAAACAAATTAGCTCAACAGCTAAGAGCAGGTAGACCATTGTCAGGTGAGCTAAAGCAAATTAGTGAGTTTAGTAGTGCTTTCCCAACTGCTACAAAAACAACAGAATCTATGGGTAGCTTGCCACAGATTAGCCCACTAGATGTAGGTGGTGCGTTAATTGCTGGTGGTGGTACTTATTTGTCAGGTTCAGGTGGTGAAACACCAGTTACCTTGGCGGCATTATTGGCACGACCAGCACTAAGGTCAATGGCATTGTCTAAGCCTGTACAAAGCAGATTAACCAATCAACAAATCAGAAGTTTAAGCCCTGAAACACGCAATTTAGCTAGAATGTTATCGCTACAAGGTGCGACTAAGTTTGGTGCAAATCAAGAGGAGAATCAATAATGTCACGCAATGGATCGGGTACTTATACCCTACCTGCTGGTAATCCAGTAGTAACAGGAACAGCTATTACAACTAGCTGGGCTAATACAACCATGTCAGATATTGCTGCTGGTTTAACACAATCTGTAGCCGCTGATGGTCAAACGCCAATGACAGGCCCTTTAAACATGACCAACAATTTGATTGAGAATGTGGCTGATGCTACTGCAAGCGGTGATGCTGTTTCCCTAAACTTCGTGCAAACAGGTACATACACCGTAGATTGCGGAACTTTCTAAGGTGCAAGTTATGTCATTTGAAATTGATCCTGTTAAATACGGGCAGCTTTGGGAAAAGGTTGACAATCTAACCGCTAAAGTTGACAAACTAGAAGAAGGCATGGAAGAACTGCTTGCTTTAGCCAATAAGGGCAGAGGTGGTTTTTGGGCTGGAATGATGATTGTTTCTGCATTTTCTAGCGTTGTAGGTTTTGTAGTTCATTACTTTACTTCAAAATAATTAGCTTGAAAGACTTACTGCCACAAATATTAGCTTATGTCAGCAGTCCATTTAGACTGTTTGCCATCGTTATTATGGCGGTATTAACCTTTACTGGTTACTTTATTTGGCAGAATCAAGGCTTGATGCTTGATGCTTACACCAAGTCCAAGCAGCTTCCCTCTATGAATTCTGCTCGGTATGACGATGCTGCCAAGGTCATATTCAAAGGTACAAACGCTGACATGGTTGTTATCTTTTCAGTTAATCCCTTGCTTGGCACTCGTATTGTTGAAAGAGCCTACCTACCTGATAAGCGATATAAAGAGTTTGACGGCTACGATGTAGGTCTTTTTACAGCCAATATATCTAATAACAACGACATTATTAAATTAATGGCTAATGAAATACCTTGTAGTGAATATAAGACTGCCCAATCTGAAATAGGTTTATGGTACAAATCCGTGGGTATTAACTATACTTGCCGTGTATCTGTACCCCCTGATACTAATAAATTTATAGGTCAAATTACGGTTGGATGGAAAACCCAACCTGAAAACCCTGAAGCAATGTTATTAATCGCATCATCCATGTTAATGAGGAAATAATATGTTACCCATAGCAGCTATACTAAGTATAGGTGAGAAGGTTTTAGACCGAGTATTACCTAACCCTGAAGCCAAAGCCCAAGCACTAGCAGAATTAGCTAAACTAGAACAAGATGGTAAGTTAGCTGAGTTACAAGCTGACAATGTTGAATCTCAAGAAATAAGTAAGCGTTGGACTTCTGATATGGGATCAGATTCTTGGTTATCTAAGAACATCCGCCCTATGACTTTAATTGCCATACTTACTGGTTACTTTGTATTTGCTACTGCTTCAGCTTTTGGTTTAGATGTAAAACAGGCTTATGTTGAGCTATTGGGCCAATGGGGTATGTTAATTATGTCTGCCTATTTTGGTGGCAGAACACTTGAAAAGATAATGGATAAGAAAAATGCAACTAAGTGAACATTTCTCATTAGCTGAGTTAACTGCCAGCGAAACGGCAGATCGCCTTAATATTGATAACACACCTGATATTTCAGAAATGGCCAACCTTGTGCGTTTAGCTACATTCTTAGAAGAAGTTAAGACGGTCTTAGGTGGTAAACCAGTAATGATTAACTCAGCTTTTCGCTGTAAACAGGTCAATGATGCCGTAGGTTCTAAAGATACAAGTCAACACCGTATTGGCTGTGCGGCAGATATTCGTGTACCAAGCATGACACCCGATGAGGTCGTTAAAGCCGTTATTGCGGCAGGTATTGGATACGATCAAGTAATCCGTGAGTTTGACCGTTGGACACACATCAGTATTCCTAGTGAAGCTGGCACAAACCCACGCAAGCAAGCCCTGATTATTGATAAAACAGGCACACGCCAATACGCTTAAAACTGCTTGATGTTGTTTAGGCGTTTTTGGTCATACCTGTAGGATGGGTGAGAACCGCTTTGTAGCGTTGCAAACTCAAATAACTCATCCTTATCAACCCAACCAATAATATCGCCACCATCATCGTCTAAAACGACTAGGATGTAGAAATCACAAGGGCTTTTACGGTGATACTCTGTAACATATATATCACCCTCTTTATTACGGGTAGATTTAACATCAATACTCTTGCCGCCTGAAGTTTTTAGGTCTGCTGGGTTCTTCTTTTGATTGATGGTGAAATCAGGCATCAGGTTTAAAAACTTGGCCACAATGTATTCACCCTTAAACCCATCAATATCCATCTCATACGGATCTTGCTTGCTTACCTGACGGTCATGGTTAAATTGCATGGCATTTTTCCTACGCATAGTACCGAAATACTCGCATAGGAAAAGCTCATGTTTGGATAAATCAACTCTCATTTAGTAAGGTGAATAGCACCAAAGAACAAGATGTATATGCCTATCGCTACAAGTAGTCCTTGAATAATCTCTCTCATAGGCCACCTGTACGGATAACCCACACAGTTAATGGGATGACAAAGAAACAAACACCTAGGAATAGACCTTTAAGAATCATCATCATTACATCCTCTCAAAGATTTCTTGTTCAATGCCTTCAATGTGTTTCTCTGAAAGCATCTCGTAAATGTTTTGACCGTTAATGCAAGCAGTTTCTAAGTAGACTGCACCGTTATAGCCAACGCTATGGTCAGCATCTTCAAAGGCGAACTCGCAATCAAGTACGCAGTCCATGTAATTAATAGTTATGTCCATTTTCTATCTCACTTTTATTAAAGTAGCCCCCGTAGGGGCGGTTGATTTATCTAACGGCTTTCCAAATTTGTCCATCTTCATAACTTCTAATCCAAATGTATTTGGCGGTAGTTTTTTCAACTAAACCAGTAATTACATTTTCTTTTGAAGAAGATTTGTAAGATTTGCCGTTGTAGGCAACCATTGTTACTTCTGCGTGTTTGCTGTATGTGTTCATTTGTTGCTCCTTTTTCTATCTCACTCGTGATTGAGTGATGCTAGTTTATTAAGGTAGCTTAACAATGTCAACAACTATTTACATTTATTTTCTAAGGAAAACCCTTAGTTGCGTAGAAACAACACTTTTGAATATGGTGGGTCGGCAGTCCCGTGAAGGAGTATAGATTTTGTCTAAACCTGCCGCCCTTGCATACATTATATACCGTTTTTAATTTGATATACCCTAAGTAA